CAATGACATACGATAGTAGCATAAAGTGGAGTGGCGATGATGTAACAAGTAATGCGTTCGTACCACAAGCAAGTAAGGACTATGACATTATGTTCTACTACAACGGACTTAATATCAATGGAATTGTAAGGAGTGCAAGTTGATGAACTATCTCGAGAAAAAGAAAATGGCTATGATGAATAGTGTGGCGAGTACACCGACAATGACTACTAGAGTAACAACCTACTCAACAAGTGGTTCAAACCCACAATTAGAAATTGAAATTGACGGAGTAAGTCAAATCGTATCTTATGGAGATGTAAGAGAGAACGCAACTTTTATTGGCAATGTTTATATAGAATACCACGACCAAACTTGGTGGCTTGTAACTTTGGGAAGTGGAACAGTAAATGGAACTACCACACCGATAGCAACAAATTATCATTGGAACTACGGAACATCAGCAGACTATGAGATTGTATGTAGCAACGAACTGAACAAAAACATTGTAATTGTATCAAGGGGTTCGGGTGCAGGTAAAATTAATATTTTAGATAAAGACGGAATAACAACACAACAATATAACACCACACCAAAATACAACAAAGAAATAGAAACAGATTATTACAGTGGTAATTGGCACATCACAGCAAATCAGCCTATTCAATACAATGGGGCAATATATCAAGCAAATGATGAGATTGTTTATTGGAATTATGGAACACAAGACAGTTGGGCATTTGAAATTTTATAGGAGCATAATATGTTAGCAAAATATATAAATGAAAAGAGAATAGAACGATATCGTGGCTATGTAATAATAGACGGTATCACATACGCAAACAACGAAGAAAAAGCACGAGAAGTAGGCTTTAAAGATTTAGTTATAGACGAACAACCAGAGTACAACCCAGAGACAGAATGGCTAGACTACGAGTACATTGACGGCGAAGTAATCACGCAGAAGTGGGTTGTTATGCCGATTGAGGAAGTGGTTTAATGGCTAACAATGAAAATCTTAAGCCGGTACAAAGCAAGGAAGAAGCAAGAGAACGAGGCAGAAAGGGTGGCATCAAAAGTGGCGAGGCTCGAAGAAGAAAGAAACTTCTTAAAGAGCTGTTACAGATCGAACTAGAAAACACCACAGAAGATGGCGAACTAAAAGAAGTTAGCATTACCAAAGCATTGATTGAACAAGCACAAAAGGGTAATGTTAAAGCCTATGGTATGATTAGAGATACACTAGGTCAAGCACCGGTACAGAAGATACAGACAAGTGAAGTTGATCCGGAAGTAGTAAAGGAAGTGGAGGAACTAATTGAACAGACAGGCGATACAATGGCTGAAGGACAATCCGAGTAAGTTTGCTAATCGTCTAGGGTTTACCAAACTAGGAGACCTTCACAACCAATGGATGAAGCAGATGTTTGCATCACGCAAGGATGAAACATTACAAGCACATCGTAATGCATATAAGACAACTTGCGATGCAATTGTATTGGCTTTGCTTATGATCCTAAAACCAAATGACAGAACATTGTTCCTACGAAAGACCGATGATGATGTCAAAGAGATTATTGCACAGGTTAAGAAAATTCTACTACATCCAATTACGCAAGAGTTTGTAAGGCAGATATATGATGTCGAACTAATACTACTCACAGACAACGCAACAGAACTATCGACTAACCTTTGTACTGATACTCGTGGATCAAGCCAACTAATTGGAATGGGTATCAAGGCATCTCTAACCGGTAAGCACTATGACCATATATTCACAGACGATATTGTTACACTACGAGACAGACAATCAAAAGCTGAAAGGGATGCGACAAAGACAGCCTATCAAGAATTACAAAACCTAAAGACAGACAGAGGTCGAATATTCAACACAGGCACACCTTGGCATAAGGATGATTGCTTTGAACTAATGCCAACACCGGTTAAGTACGATTGCTACACAACCGGTCTTATGAGCGAAGAGCAGATAGCAGAGAAGAAAGACACAATGCTTCCATCTTTGTTTAGTGCCAACTATGAACTAAAGCACATCGCTAGTGAAGATGTTATATTCCAAGATGCGAACATTGGCTATGATGCCGAACTTGTACGCAACGGAAGACTACACATCGATTGTGCCTTTGATGGCGAAGACTACACAGCACTCACTATTCTTAACAGAATTGGTGGGAAATATTATATGTATGGCAGATGTTGGAGAAAGCACATCACAGATTGCTACGATGATGTGATTAAAATATACAGAGATTACCTATGTGGCAAGGTTTGGCTAGAGAAGAACGCAGATAAAGGAATGGTCGCAAGAGACCTAAAGGCATTCGGACTACGAACTAGAACTTACCACGAAAGTATGAACAAGCACATCAAGATAACCACATACTTAAAGCGAGTGTGGAGAGATGTATATTTTGTAGAAGGCACAGACGAAGAATACATACAAATGATACTAGATTATAACGAGAACGCAGAACACGATGATTGTCCTGATAGTGCATCATCAATCATTAGAGAAGTGTACTTTAAGAAGGACAAAGAAGGCTATGTTGATCCGTTAATAGAAGAACTCAAAGGAGTATATTAAAATGGAATTATTAAACTTAATCAAGAACTTATACGATGTACCGGTTGAAGATGGTATGACATCAAAGATTATGGAGTGGGAAGACATCTACTGTGGAGAGCCACATTGGATGCGTGATACCACTCTTGGTTTGGGTAAGACCATTTGTCAAACACTATCATCACAAGTGCTAACAGAAGCAAACATTAAGGCTGATGGCGAAAGCGACAAAGCACAGTTTATCGAAGAACAGTTTGAACAGCACTTGCTACCAAGACTAAAACATAACTTGGAAAAAGCAATGGCAACAGGTGGAATGGTACTTCGACCTTACATCACAGAAGATGGAATTAACATCGACTTTTGTAGGCAAGGACAGTTTGTACCACTTGCATTCGATGATGATGGAAACATTACCGATATAGCATTTGGCGAACAGATAATTGTGGGCAAGTACACTTACACACGAATTGAAAGGCAGACCTATGATGGCAAGGATGTGGTCATTACAAATAAAGCCTATGTGTCTAAAGGTAGTGGACTTGGTAAGAACATAGCACTTACTGATGTGGATGCTTGGGCAACTATTGATCCTAATGTTACACTTGAAGATACAGAAGGCACAATGTTTGGCTATTATCGAGTGCCACTCGCTAACAATGTAGAGATCGAAAGTCCATTGGGCATCTCAATATTTAGTCCGGCTCTTGCACTAATGAAGAGTGCTGACTATCAGTTTGAGAGACTTGATTGGGAATACGAAGGTGGACAGATAGCGATTGACATAAGTGAAGATGCAATCATAGGCGAGATGGATGACACTAGAGAGAGATTGTATCGCCAAGTTGATATGAACAGCGATGACACATACAAAGCATTCACTCCATCTTTGCGAGATGCAAACTTTGGTCAAGGCTTGGAGAAATACTTGATGCGTATTGAAGATACAATTGGTCTTTCTCGTGGATCACTAGCAGAAGTAGGAAGCGAAGCTAGGACAGCCACAGAAATGCGTATCTTAAAGCAGAGAAGTTATAACACAATCGTGGAAAACCAAGATGCACTTGGCAAAGCACTTGAAAGCCTACACAACGCAATGAAATATTTGTCCGAAAAGTATTTTGATGTGAAGGGTAACTCAAACCTAACACTTGATTGGAACGATAGTGTGCTTGAAGATTACCAAACAGAACTTGACCGACACATTCAGCTTATGGATGCCGGTATTGAAAGCAAACTAGAAGTGAGAATGTGGGCAAAGGGCGAAGACGAAGAAACAGCACAAGAAAACTTGGATAAGATAGATAATCAAACAGACATTTATGATGATCTTGACTATCGTGGGGAAGACATCAACAACATCATCAATAATAATGGGGTAGTTGATGAAGGCACAGATAATCAAGTCGAATAGTTAAGGAAAAACAATGGCAACAGATAAGCAAACCAAAATTGCATACGAGATTGCACTCAATTATGAGAATGTGAACATTGAGTATATCGAGGCTTTATCAAAGCAAGTAGATGATATACAAAAGGGCGATATAGACTTAATGCAGATACACGAACAGCAAAGGGAAAACCTTAATCGCATTCGTATCGCAATGCAGAAGGCTGAAAGAAAATCAGCACGAAAAGTAGATGCACTTATTTTGTTGGTAGCACTTCAAGTTTATAAATCAAAGAAGAAATACTACAAAGCCAAAGACATTGTTCAGTTGCCATTTAAGAAAAACAGAACAGTTGTGAATGCTGTTGCAGAAGTAAGGCGAATGACTAATGTCAATTTACACAACATCTCGAAAACTACTGTAATGGATGTTAATTACAGAAAGTGTATAGACAAAGCCATTCAATCCGTTCAAAGTGGATCAGCGACTTACGAAGAAGCGATACGAAAAGCAAAGAGACAGGCTGTCAAGAATGGCAATAAGGTACAATACGCAAGTGGTAGAACACGAAGGCTTGACACAGCTGTTAGGATGAATGTTTTAGATGGCATTCGCCAAATGGAAATGGAAATGGACAGAATAACCGGAGAAGAGTTTGGTGCAGATGGTGTTGAGATAGATGCCCACGGATTGTGTGCCAAAGACCACATTGACATTCAAGGAAAGCGAATGTCTTACAAAGAATATGAGCGAAGAGTGGTCAATGTTAAGGGCATACGAAATATCGGCACTTGTAATTGTCAGCACCGAACAAAGTCAATCATAATGGCAATAAGTAAACCGGCTTACACTAAAGAACAACTTGAGCAAATGAAGAAATACACCGAAGAGCCTCTTGATGCTTTAGGTGGAAAGAACAGACGAGATGCATCAAACGAGATGCGAGTGCTTGAAACACGAGCAAGAGAATGCAAAGAACAACTAATTATGTTTAAGAATGATCCGAAAGAAAAAGCACGATATGAAAGAAGGCTAAATCGAACAATGGCAAAGTATAGAGACCTAACAAAGAAATCAGGTCTAAAACCACAATATAACCGAATGGAAATCTAATGACAAAGTGGTCAAAAAGTGGTATAATGCGTAGCGAAATGGGAAACCATTTTGAGTGGACTTCATAGTGCTGATAGGCACTTAAAAATAAATATTAGGAGGACAGATAAATGAAGAATATTTTTAGCATCTTGGAAGAACTAGGAATTGAGATTGAAGAGGACAAAAAGAAAGACCTCGAAAAGTCTCTCAACGAAAACTATAAGACAATCAATGAGTATAACAACATCAAAGATAATGTCGAACAGTTGAAAGAGGACATCCAATCTCGAGACACAGACCTTGAAAACTTAACAAAGCAACTTGAAGAAGTAGGCGATGATAAGGACAAACTTCAACAAGCACAAGACGAACTCAAGGCTTTTAAAACAAAGTACGAGGAACAAACAGCCGACTACGAAGATAAGTTGAAAAAGCAAGAGTACGAATTTGCTGTTAAAGAACATATCAACGGACTTCACTTTTCAAGCAATGCCGGTAAGAGAGCATTCACAGAAGACTTGCTTAACAGCGAATTGAAATTAGTGGATGGAAAACTAATTGGCTTTGATGACTATGTTAAGGAGTACAAAGAGAAAGATGAAGGAGTATTCTCCAAAGAAGCAAAGGTGGGAAGTTTCGGAGGCAAGACAAATGGTAATACTTCCAAAACAACAAAGGAAGATATTATGAAGATTGAAGACAGAGCCAAGAGACAGAAAGCCATTGCCGAGAACATTGAATTATTTGAATAAAATAAAAGGAGAAGAATTATGGCAGTAGCAAAAGAAAACACAGCAACAAGCACAGCACTTGCTAACGTAACAGCAAGACAGATTGACTTTGTAAGTCAGTTTTCAAATGAATTTTCAGCACTAATGGGCATCTTGAATGTAGCAAGACCTATCAAGAAAGAGAGTGGTGCTGAACTTAAGATGGTTAAGGTATCAGTTGACCTTGAAAAAACAGTAGCAGAAGGCGAGACAATTCCATATAGCGAGTTGGCTTGGGATGAGGTTAAGGCTGATCCTGTAACACTAGAGAAATACTCTATTGGTGTAACAGCAGAAGCAATCAATCAGTATGGTTTCGACACAGCTGTTGATAAGGCTGACCAAGAATTAGTAGCACAGATTACAGGACAGATTACAACAGGTCTTTACACAACACTTGGTGATGATACTGATGCACTTACAGACACAGCAACAGGTCTACAGGCACAGTTAGCTAAAGCACAGAGCAAGGTTAGAACTCACTTTGAGACTATCCAAAAGGGTATCACAGGTATGGTTGGATTTGTTAACACAGATGACTTCTACACATATCTTGGTGATGCTTCAATTACTGTACAGACAGCATTCGGAATGACATACATCCAAAACTTCTTGGGTTATGATGTAATCTTCCTAACATCACAGGTAACAAGTGGACAGGTTTGGGCAACAGCACTAAACAACCTAAATGTTTACTACATTGATCCTGCAGATAGCGACTTCGCAAAAGCAGGTCTTCAGTACATCACAGATGAGACAGGTTTCATCGGAGTACACATCAACGGAAACTATGGAACAGCTGTTAGTGAGACATTCGCTATTACAGGTGCAAAACTATTCCCTGAATATGCAGATGGTATCGCTATTATCTCAACACCCTAGTCCATCGACACTAGATGTGTCGGCTGACACAGAGATAGGTGTTAATGATGACCTACTAGGCAAAAAGGTCGGAGACCTTCAGCAGAATGTTTCTGTAAGTGGAACTAATGTAACAGGCGAAAGTTTCTATGTAGAAGGCTATACCGGTTATAGTGGAGATGCAGAACTTCAAGAAGGTAACTATCTAGCATTACACTTTGCATCAAACAATCCTGATGCAACACTATCGATTGAATTGCTTGGTGGTGCAACAGAAGGAAACCCTCGTGAATTAGACAGCGATGGATATGTGGTATTTAGGATCACATCAACATCACAAAAGCCAAAAATTCACGCAACAGTTGATGGAAACACAGTTTCCAAGACTTATGACTTGAGTGGTTTAACACTTGATGCAAAACAGTAGGAGGTCATTATGGCAATATCAGTAGATGAAGGCAAAAAGAAGAAACGCAAAAAAGGAACGAAGAAATAAAGATGAGTAAGATTAAAAGGAGGGCATTATGCAAGAACTGACCTATGAACAATATAAGAGCAATGGAGGTACAAGCGACCATAATGTCTTCCTTTTGTTGCGTAAAGATTGCGAAGCAGAACTTGAAAGACAGACTTTCGGAAGAATAGACGAGATTGACGATAACATTGCAAGATGTATGGTAAAGATTATGGATGAAGTCTTGGTTGATGATAACGCAGATGTTCAATCATACTCAAATGGTATCGAGAGCATTACTTATTCGGATCATAGCACCGAAGGTAGATCGAAGAAAATTCGAGAGATAGTCTTAAGATACTTACCAAAAGAGTTAACATATAGAGGTACGAAATGCTAATAACAATAGCAAATAAACTAAAGAAGCAAGATAGCACAACCGGTTTGGATGTGTGGTACAAGACTTATGTAGATGCAATTGTTAAGACCGATAAGGTTGAAACAGTAGTAGGAACAGAAGTGTCAATGGGTAACACACATACAATCCTAATTCCTTTTAGTGACAAATTCGTACACTATAAAGATTGGACAGACAGAGACAACACCTACACAATGTCACAAGGAGATATAATTTTCTTTGACAAGGTGGAAGAAGAAATCACACCAACATCTATTGTTCAGTTGAAGAAGTCTTATGAGTTTTGCGAGATAAGGTCTATCGAAGAGCGAGAGAAGAAGTACGGAACTAAAATTCAATTGAGAGTGAGTGGAGTATGATAATTGTTAAGTCGGACTTAAAAGGAGTAGTTAAGAAAATCAAACAGATTGCAACAGATGATAGGGTAGGAACATTTGCTGTAAGCGAATTGATTAGGTTAATGTCTCCTTATGTACCGATGGACACAGGAATGTTGTACCAAAATTACATTCAACAACCATTCCGAGTTACATACACTCAACGATATGCTAAAAGAATATTCTATGGAGATAGTTTAAACTTTAATCGAGAGAAGCATCCACTTGCATCATCTCATTGGCATAAACCGGCTATGGCTTCTCGTGGATACGAACTTTCAAACGCACTTACTCAATTTATCAAGAAACTATGAACAAATACAAAAAGATACTTGATTGGCTACAAGATTATAATTTGACTTACAAATGGATTGACTTTAATGTCACTCCACTTGATGTAGGACAGATGTCTGTTAATTCAGTTAGTAACCAAAGAGAGATTGAAACATACATCGATGGCACAAGACTTGTCGAGCTGATGTTTGCAATTGACTTGGTTTGCGACTATGACACAGGCACATCCGAAACTAACCTCAATGCGATCCAAGAGTTTAACGATATAAGTGATTGGATCGAAACACAAAACGAGGAAGGCAACTTCCCTGACATTGATGGTTTAGTTGAAGAAGTAGTTGCATTGCAACTTGCACCTACACTTACTATAAGCGAAGATATGTCCAAAGCCAAATATCAAGGACAATTCAAAATAACATATATGGAGGAATAAAGAAATGGCAGATGCATTAACTAGATTAGGCAGAAGCAAATTCATTCCATTCATTAAAGTTGATAATGAGTGGAAGCGAGTTGATAAGTCAACAGTTGGAGACCTAGAACTAGGCGAAGTAACAGAAGACTATGATTATATCGATAACGATGACACTATCACAGAAGTAACAGGAAATCAGCCAACTATCTCACTTGAGATTGCAAACATCGATGGAAATCCTGTGTATGACTTTATGGAGAAGATGATTGTCGATGCACCAACAGGAGAGGATGCAAAGGTTGACTTTCTATATTGTTTCGGTGGAAGCGAAAAGTATGCTTGGAGTGGCAAGGCTTCTGTAACAGAGAAAGCATTAAGTCCAACAGATCAAAAGATTTCGTTTACACTTAATGTACTTGAGAAGACTATCGGCACTTACACTATCACAGATGGTGAGCCAACATTTACACCCAATACAGCCCTAAAGGTTACGCCAAACGCATTGACGATAATTAAGGGCGAAAACGGAACAGCGACAATAAGTGGTGGAACAGCACCTTACACAGTAGCAACAGAGACAGCCAACATTGAGGCTAGTATTGGCTTGGATGGTGTAACTGTAACTGTAACAACAAACAATCAAAGTGCTTCAAGTGATACAGCAACTATCA